CGCTTTTGTTACACGTGTCGGTATATCTTTTAATCTTTCTGTAGACATTTCTAATACGGAAATACGAGTTTCGTGAGATACCAATTGTCTATTGCTCTCTTTGTTATCTAAAAGAATGTCATCGACTCTTCTTTTGATATATTGCAGATCAGAGTCTTGATTCCCTTTTTCCTTGCCTTCCTTCTTCTTGTCTTTCCCTCGATTAATTGCGAAAACAATGATCGTGCACAATCCTGCACACGAAGTAATCACTGATATAATAATCGCTAGTATATTTTCTGTTGCCATATTACTTGCCTCTTAGTGAAGCACGATAGTTTTTTAAAAACTCCATGCTTTTTAATATTTGATTTTTATAGATTAAATATCCTTTTTCATTATCCCAATTCTTTTTATATGCAAATATGAGAGTTCTCCAACGTTCTGTTAGTTCCAAAGAATACACACCTGTGCTTATAAAGTTTTCAATAATCGCTCTTAGTCTTAACACATGATAAAGACGCTTAGTTGGTTCATTTGGTCTAGCATCAATACAATGCTGATAGTAAGATATAAAGACATCTAAATACTTATCAATTCTATATTCCAACTTAATATCACAATATTGATCAAACTCTTTTTTATATTCAGGATTTAAATATATCAATGTTTTGTCTATAGCTAAGACTTCATCAATATAAGTAATGAAATACAAAGGCATATCATTATCTAGATTTTGTTTTTTAATAGCGTATTCTTTTCCATATATGAAAAAGTCTATATCGCCAATAGTTGTGTGCATGAATCCTTTAAATCCATCTATAACTAGATTTACGTCTATATCAGAATCAGCATTTTGATAAGTACCATAAGCAATAGAACCTCCATAGTATAGGAACATAATTTTAGAGTCTCCATGAACAATGGATCGAGCGTATTTCAATATTCTTTCTTTTTGCTTATTACTAAGTACTTGTTCCATTATCGTCTCCTTCCTCAGTTTCTTCAGACGACACTTCTGCAGGTTCTTTCTTTGGCTCAGGTTCCACATAAAGTGGCTCTAAATCATCTACAGCTTCTTCAAAACCTACTACGTTATCTTTCAACCACTGATAGGCAACAACAATTACATTAGTCGATAAAAAAAGTGGATAGTCCTCTGCAGGGACTTCCACATCTATCGTATCGACAGGACTATAATTTTTACTTCTGATTTTCTTGTCTAAATATGATGCGACGCCTATAACTACCTTTTTCTTAATGTAATTAACCGATATTACTGTAATTTTATGATAGCTAACTTTGATTCCATAACTAGAATCGAGTTCTTTTATAATTGCCATATTTACCTTCTCCTCATTCTATAAACTGATACTGCAAACGTATCCGAAGAACCAGCATTTAATCCTGAATATATTTCTACACCCGTTAATCTTGCGTCCACTGCGTGAGAAAATATAGAAAAGGTTATTGGTGTATCCGATTGGTCGGAAGCACAACACGTACTTTTTCCTTGAATCACCCAAGCATATGATGAATTCACACTAGTTTCTTGTGTAGGTGACATTTCAAAGTCAATAACCTTAGTAGTCGCATACTTAGGATCAACCGAAGTGTTATAAGCGTCGTATAGATAGAATAGATTTTTAGACCTTCCTGTCAGCACACTAACACCGGAGTTTGAATCTTTCAAATACATCGTAGCGGATGCGCCTTCGCACAAAGTATATTGTTCGTAATACTTGAGATAGGAACTAGATGTATCTTTTGCACTTGTAGAGCAAACAATGTGAAATTTATATATATAATTTCTATCGTAGTCATGTTCAAAATGGTAGTGTTCTGTATTCCCTTCATAAAACTTGATTTGTTCCATAGCGCCCACTCTCACCATTGAAGAAGAACCACGTATAAATAAAGCATCATTATTGTAATCAAAGGCCATCTCACCTACATTAGTTACATTACTAGTAGTAGGCGTTGTAGTACCTCGTTTCACTCTAATAACAGACATTAGAATGTTCCGCCATCTATAGTGGATGAAGGTGTCAGCACTTTTGATTTATCTATACCGTAAGAGTAGCTTTTTACTGGTGCATCGTACCCTGGACCCACTCCCATGACAGTTTCATATAATACTAAGCCTTCATAAATTATCTCTGATTTAAATTCATCTAAATCAGATTTAAAACTAGCACTATCGTTCATAAATATTGCAGTGTTTTGCAATTCAGCAAGTTTGTCTTTTTGATCTGTAGTCAGATGCGTCCCATTGTTAATATGGTCAATCAATGATTGATTAGATGCACCACCTAAATCACTTAGTGTAACTTGAACTGTTCCAGTTTTACCATTGACCGAACTTACTGAATCTGTAGGAGTAAGTAATTCTTGCCAATTACTTAAAACTGAGTAAGGTTCACTTTTTAAAATGTAGCTCTTGTTCTTATCCGTTCGTACAGCCACATCTCCTTCTTGAGCGGTAGTTAATCCCAGCATTGCAGTTTGACTATTAACTACAAATGTATTAGTCATTGCAATTTTAGGAACGATAGAATCATTTAATTTACCACTTGAATTCAGCAAAGGAACTTGACCAGCTCCATTTCCCACATTCTTTTTAGAGGCAGTTCCTAGTCCTTGTGCATTTATAGCGGATTGGATTGAATTTTGTACGTTTTCATATCCGGGCAGTTTTAAATAATCTGAAGTACCTAATGGATTAGAACTAGAAGCATTTTTATCCGCTTTCGATATATATAAGTCTCCTCCATTGAAGTCGACTAAAGGCTCTCCAGCTTTCACGCTTCCTGATGTTCCCGTAAAGGGACCAACTCCAGTGCTAGTACGTCTTTTTAATTGTATAGTTGCCATTTTTCTTCTCCTTAATTAAAAATATAAATATAGTTCAACAAATGTGTAAGATAGCCTGTCGTTAAATAAAGCATATCGTCTGATGTTCTTTCAAAAGTCAGCGAATAATCCGATCCATTCAATCTGTACTGGCATGTTCCTATGGAACCTTTGGATTTTAAAAATCCACCAGGTATAGTCACTGTCGTATTGGAATCAATTGGAACTAAAATCAAACAACGAGACATATCGGTAACACGCTCCAATTTAAACTTATATACGTTGCTAGAATATGAGCTGTATTTTATCCACTGCATTGAGAATTGCTTTTCCAATTCGCTTTTAGCAATTTCTACTTTGTCTGATAACGTATTTATGTAATTAATACTAAAGTTCGCATCAGCAGTAAGAGAACTAACCGTCTTAATATAACCACACATTGGAAATTGATATAAACCGTCCTGTTTAAGCAAATTATTTTGAGTTAAAGTTGGATAGGCCCCATCCGATTCTTCTGTTGAAAGATACACATTGTTATCTTCGGTATTAATATTAAGAATCACGTATCCGTATTTGTTTGAATCTAAGGGCACTGATACAACTGTTCCGGCTTCAACATATACTCTTCGTCCATAAATGGAGATTACTCCACTGCTGAAAGTGATGTTTCCATTTGCAATAGTATACTTGCACGAGTCACCTAAGCCATTAACTACACCATTTTCATAACTTGTTAGAAATGCACTGATATATGCATCCATTTTTGCAGTGTTATTTGCACCATTAAACGTCAATTTAACTAATCCCATTTAGAATTCACCTCCATCTAAATCTGTTGTTCCTTTATTAGAAATAGCTACTTTTCCAATTGAGGAATTAACATTTTTTGTTAAAATTTTAATCTTGTCTGTCAGCCTAGTTCGATACTCTCCTAGTGTTATAAAACACTGAGAAAAGTTAGACTTATACTTAATTTGAGTTATTACTGTGCTATAAGCTTTCTTGTCAGTAAAAAACTCTATATAATCTCCAACAAATAAATTGTTTAAAGGTTTAAATATAGAGTTACTACTAGCAAGTGTAAACGTAATAGAATGATCAAGATTAGAAGAAACCATTTCACTTCTAGCTGTAGTTTCTAAGGTTTCATAATCACTATCGGAATAACAGGAATATAGCAAGGAGACCTTCTTATATCTATTTTCATCAAATATATTTGTAGTTATAGTTCCATCTGTTAGAAGACAATAGGTAATCACTTCTTTGTGTTCTATATTTTCTTTCTTAGGATAAAATATAACCTTATTAGTAACCTGCTCGTCACTGTCAGAAACTGTGATATCGCTGATGCTTGCTAAATTGGATTTAACTTTTATCCCAGTAGTTGCCTTATATATGATTAATTCAATACCAGAAAATCTACCACGTACAAATTTAACTTTGTATTTTATGTTTATTGCGTAAGATTTACTAACAAGTTCTATCAGTTCAGTAACCGTCATTAAATTGTCATCATTGAATACCAACGAACCATTAACTGCTGTTTCTTTGGTGATAGTTAAATAGGATAAATCTTGAATAGCATCACCTGAATTAATAAAGTATCGAGTAATAATTGAACTCAGATAAGCGACTAAATCTCCGCTGAAGGATTCAACTGGAACTTTTACATTAAATAGTTCTTTAAAATCATTAGTCTGTATTTGAGATCTTCCATCCTCTCCAACATTGATAGTTTCAATAATACCCACGTATGAGTAATTGCATTCTTTAAGAACCACCAAGTCACCTATATCAGCATTAATATTAGTTTTATTAACGTTAAAATTGGATTTTTGACTTACCACCAGATCAATAACCAATTCAAAATCATCGTCAACGTATCCATAATCTTTGTAAGACAGATTACTTTTATCTAAGAATATTAACTGCATAATTAGTTACTTAAATATCTAAATGTAAAAGTGATTTTACATGTGGTATTAGATGAAACTCCGGATTTGAATTCTATATCGAATGTTCCTGGATTAATAAATAGAAAATTATCACATGTAAAGTCCTGATATTGGTAGATGCTTTCAGTCGATCCATTTGTTTCTAGTGTCATTATTTGATCAGTTTCTTTAGAATCAACAATTAAAGTACAATCGTCACTTTTAACATACATTTTCATCTTGGAAATCTCTTCTTCATCTTTGAGAATAATAACCTCTGGATTATCTATTGCTCCAACTATCTCTATTCGCATTGAAGCTGATTCACTTCCGTTATTTGTAATTCTTATCTTTCCCTTATATGTTTCAGAATAGATGTATGGATAAGTATGAGGATATGTTTTTGCATTAGTGTTTTGAATCACCTTTATTTCAGCAGTCACATCTTTCTGCCATAAAGACAGCTTATCTAACTTAATCTCGCTTTGAATAGTTCTAGACACTAATTGCTCTTTGCTTATCTCGCTTATTTCCACTTCGCAATAACGAGTATCTACTGATTTATAATAAAGTCTCAATGAAGAACTTCTTGATAAATAATCTAGAAACTGACTATAGCCTTGATATCCTTCTAAAAAGATTAAAGACATCGTTATGTTCCCAAGAGGATTTTCTTGTTTAACTAATGAATAAGTATTATCGAATTTCACATAGGTTAATGTTTTAGAAAATCCTAATCCGCTTAAAGAAGAAATCAAGATACTATCCTTATATGATAAGTACAATTTTTCGCCAGCTTGGTTTCGTAAATATAGTATTCTCATTATAAATAGTTACCTCCTAAAGACTGATTAATTGAATCAATATCAAAGGTGGACGAAGTTGTATTTACTGTTACATTATTAGTCGTATTTTTATTACTGTTATTTGTAGTAGCGACATTACTATTAGAGTTCCCTAGATTAAACTTGTCTTTAAACCAATCACTCATATCGCCAAAGGCACCACCCAGTTTTTCTAATGGACCACTCGCCTTATCTATAAGCCATGAAACTCCGTCTATAATCTTTTGAATTACATCTAATATTGGTTCTAAGAAAGCCATCAATATATCTAAGGCCGGTACCAAAATTGCACTGCACAAATTTGCAACCATCTCTATTAGTGGCGCTACCAATTGCAAGTATTTACCTAGCATTTGAAATTGTATAATAAGTGGCTTTAGTAATATCTCTAATAAAGGCATTAGTAATTCAATAACTTTTACAACCAGATCTATGATGATCTGGAATATTGGTTGTAGAGCATCTATCAATATTTGGACTATATCCATAATCGGATTAATTAAATCCATCAAAGTCTGACCCATATTCATCAGAGACTCTTTAAAGGTATCTGATTGCATTAAAGCCATTGCTAAAATAGCTACTAATGCACCTATTCCCAAAGTAGCAAAGTTGATGCCTGCTCCAGCAAACATTCCTCCTGTGCCAACGCCCTTTAATCCAAGCATTACTGCTTTTAGAATTGGTATGCCTTTTCCAACAACAGTCATAACTGGTCCAACCGCACTAGCAACACCCAGTAATACTCCTATCATTTTTTTAGTACCTGAGGACATTTCAGCCCATTTATCTATCCAATTTTTGAAGGTAGGAACAACCTCATTTTGTACTTTATCTATAAGTACTGTTACAGCAGGAAGCAAAGTCATAGAAAGACTAATGCCTAGGTTTGAAAGAGAGTGTTTACAAGCATCTAGTGTATCTGTGAATGTACCAGCAATTTCAGCTTCTTCATTAGTCACTATTCCTAACTCTCGCGCATCATTCCTAAGGCCACTAATCGTATCAGCTTCAGCAGAAAGCATAGGTAATAATTCACTACCGATATTTTCACCAAAGATGTCATTCGCAACAGCAACTCTAATAGATTCATCTCCAACACCTGATAGAGCACTCCTGATAATTTCAAAAGCCTGATCAGTGTCTTTACCTTTTAGATCATCTACACTTAATCCAATTAATGCTAATGAATCAGCAACCTTGTCTCCTTCACCAGAAGCAATTTCACCTAATACGGTATTAACTTTAATAAATCCTTTTTCAAGACTCTCAGTTGAAGTAGCCATTATTCCAGCGGTATAACTCCACTCTTGAAAAGCCTCAGCGCTTAGTCCTAGCTTTGAAGCGGTATCTCCAAACTCATCGGCTGAATATGCTGACTTAACTGCAAATGCAGACAAGGCAGAAACAGCGCCCAAAATAGGAACAGTGACAGATTTAGTTAAAGTAGATCCCATAGAAGCTACCTTATCCCACTTTACGTTACCTAAATCGAATATTTTCTTACTCGTCTTTTCAAGTTTATTATTCAGATTGGAAACTTCAGCTTCAGTGTATTGAACATTGCGTTTAAGTTTGTTATATTCCTTTTCGGACATATCGCCAATTTGAACGGCTTGCTTAGCATTTTTCAGTTGTTCGTTTTGGTTTTCTAACTTCTTTTTTGTTTCAACAAGAATATCATTAAGCTTAGCTTGTTTAGTCTTCCATAGACTGACATTAGTGGAGTCAAATCTTAAGTTCTTATTAATAGCTTTTAAATCTTTCTGATCTTCTCTAAGTTCGGATTTTATTCCTTTTAATTCATTCTCTAGATCCTTTCCATCAAGGGTTAGTTTAATATTAAGGCCTCTTACTGTCTCTGCCATTTTACTACCTCCTTATATGAAAAATGTATCTATATCGGCTTGTGTAGCCTTTCGGTCACCTTTGTCTAAGTCGAGTGTTTTTAATTCTAAATCTATTAGTTCTAAATATGTTCCAATATCAAAATGCTTGGCATCTTCTATTGAGATACCAAGCTTTGCTAAATTAAAAATAATATTTGCTGTAGCGCTATGTTGCTCTACTTCCTGCTTATTATTGTGGGGTAGAAGTACCCTTGTTTATCTTTCCTAACAACGAACCTATCGTATTAGATAATCTTTCTAATGTCTCAGGTTCATTGAGTACTTTAAAGTCTATAGTTTTAAGAAAATCACTATAGGATAATTTCGTATAAGGTCTATTTAAGATATAAGTTATTCTGAATATGGTATCTAAAACTTCCGACACATTGTCTTCACTGGATTTATTGGTATCTATACTTTTTACATCATTAAATAGTTCCGTTCCAAACACTTTTTTATACTCAATAATAGTAAATAAGGAGGATTGGAGTTTAAACTCCTTTCCTCCTAGTTCGATTGTACTTTCCATATATTAACTATCCTTCCGTATTTGCAGTTAAGACAGGTAATGCTGGTGTAGTTTCTAAGAACGTCTCATAGTTAGTATCGCCGTTATTAGAGATTGCTCTTAATACAGGTCTTCCACTTACATCTATTGGCCTTGCTGTAATAGTAAGACTTACTGCATTGGCTTCTATTGAATCTGTTTTTGATTTACTAGCAGAACCAATTGGAGTTGCAGTGCACAAGTAATACCAAATGCGACGTGCTTTTGCATCGCCTTGAATTTCATATCCTAAAGCAAATGTTTTTGCTTTAGCGTCTGTGAGCTCAATAAGGTTTCCATTGGAGTCTTCTTCATACCCGAATATATCCTTTTTAAATTCGTCATCAACTTCTGTTAGTTTTAAGGTTACGTTCGAACCTGCGTTTGAAATAAGTGTCGCATAAACCTGATCATCAGCATAGACTTGTGTAGCCCCACCTATAAGTTCAGTTGATACTTCTTGCGCGCCTTTTAACTTCTTAGGTTCAGCAAATATCCAGCTCTCCCCATCTTCAGATAAACTAGCTAAAGAATAGTGAACGTTACGTAAACCGAATGTTACTTTATTATTCATCTTTTACTTCCTCCATTTTCACTTCATATACAACTGATATGCTTCCATCATCATTTCTAAATTCTGAAGCAATCGAGTAATTCAAATCATTTTTTACAAACTCTTCTGCTAATGCGTTCTCCTGAACTATATCTTTCTTCTCAGTTACTAGTGTTATTTGAAATATATGTTCTCTTATTAAACTAAGATCATCAGCGTAAGCTAAAGGTCTATTACTAATTTCTTGATAAACTATGAAAGGTTTTTCATTAGTAGACATTTGTTCATTTACATTAAGTGCATAAGAGACATGACCCTTTGCTACTTTTTCCAGCAAATTATATATTCTTTCTAACATCACTTACCTCCTTGTTTAATAATCTCTTTGATGTCTTCCACCATCTTTGGAGTAAAGGCATCATAAGCAGGACGCATAAAAGGTCTAGCATTCACATACTTTCCACTTTTATGAATAAAACCAAATTCAATTAGATGCACAATCCGTCCTTTTTCTTTAGAAAAGATAACTACACTTTGACATATTCCACTCCCTTCTTTCCGACTGATAAATGAATCAGCTAGATGGGATTTAGAATCACCTCTTGGCGCATTTGTCTTAATATAGTCGATAATCTTATCTCCAGTCTTTAGTAATTGTTCACCCAGCTTGTCATTAATCTGGTCGACATATTCAGAAACCATTCCTGAGATATCAGTCGCAAGTTCATCCAATGTAGCCATCGATATCCTCTGGTTTTAAAGTTGATTCATTTAAGTACAATTCAATATATTGGCAATTAATAAAAGTACGCTCTACGGTGTATATGCTTTGGTTAATTTGCACATATTTAGAATTATCATAAATGAAAGATACTATCTTTACTGCTAAGTCAGATCTATGTCCTTTTTCAACAGAATTGTAGTATTCCTTTGCGTTTACAGAAAACACTATGCCTATCACTTGTTTTAAACTAACAACTTTAAGCTTTTCATTTCCAATACTGTCTTTTACTTTCTCAACCGTGATTAATGTGAGTTTGCTATTAGGTGCGTTAGGAAACATTAGGAGTTACCTCCGCATGAAAATGCTAACTGTTTCAGTAGCATATCAAACGATTTAGGTAACTCCTTAACTGAACCATCGCTTTTGAAACCAAAGAAAGTCTTACAATAAATTATAATTAAGGATTCAACCATTTTATTCGATTCATTTTCGACAAATTCTTTACTAACACCTGAACTAACAAGCAGTTGTTTGCATGCATCGATGTGCATATTCAATTCGCTATCCGCGTAGGTTTCTTGAGCAGGGATTAATAGCGATTCCTTAACGATGTCCAGCATTTCCTACTACCTTTATTCCCCTGCTTCTACAGCAGTGGTCTTTTTAATTCTAAGGAAGCCGTTATATCCGACAACGTTACCGCCGGTGAATACTGAAGCCTTATAGCAAATGATGCCATCCTTGAATTTGTAGTCTGTAGATTTACCTATTTCAACAGGTGAGAAAATAGGTACTTCGTAGTTCTGCAAAGAACCGTAAGCCATAGTAAGAGAACCCTCAGCAGAATTAGGGTCACTTAACGCGATGCAATTTGAATTGATAACGTATGGGATACCATCAATAGTTTTAGCTTGGTAATCGATAGTATGAACTTTTCTACCTTCTTTAGTTCTCAATTTTGCAAAGGCACGTAAATCATTCTTATTTAAAATTAAGCATGCTCCGCCTGCTAGTTCTTCATCTCCGCCATAAGCAAAGATAATATAGTCTAAGGTTGTATCGGTAATTGTAGAAATTTCTAAAGGTGCTGAGTCAGCTAAGGCCAGCGCTTTGTCTGAGAAAATGCCAGTAAATGTATTTGAAGTACCAGCACCATTTAATATTTGTTGTGAGATTTTCTTTCTGAGCGAAATATTAATATTCTTAATAACCTCAGCTTGATAAGGAAGCGAAGGTAACTTTTCTAGTTCCTCTGTAATTTCTGTATAGGCAGTTACTTTAACTTTTGTAACAGTGATATAACCGTACTCAGGTTCAGTTTCTGAATAAGCGCCCCCTTCATCAGTTAAGCCGGCTGTTCCGTGTGATTTAACAAAGCTCTTTTTATAAGTCTCCCCGCCATTCAAATTAACAACTTTAACTTGATCTACCAGTGTAGATACTTCCGCGAAAGGAACATCTGCAATTGAACCTGAGACGTTTTCAGGAAGTAAAACATCGTTAGAAGAAACTGTAATAGTTCTATTCTCTTTTAAATCCAATCCTCTTTTTTCTAAGGCTTGTTTATCCTCAGTTTTAGATTCAATTATTATTGGTTTAATATTTGTCTTATTGACAATTTCCATCTTTTTCTCAAGTGCACTTCTTTCTTCCTGAAGTTCATCGCATTCCTTCTCGTACCCAGATAATTTTTCAACGTCAGTTTCTTCACCTGAAGCACTTCTAATTTCCGTAAGTCTAGTCTCAATTTCTTTCATTCTTTTGATTAAATTCATTATAATTTCCTCCTAAATAATTGATTTAATATGTATTCTTGTTCGTAATAAATCGGCTTTCTTCTTATTTTCCTTTTCCATCAATTCCTTGTCAGCTAACTCCATAGCCTTTAGTTCCGCATCCGCAAGATCTAAAGAACGACTATAAATTGAAGTGCCATCATAAGCGGGTAAGTCAACTATCGATACATCGTACAATCTCTCAATTCCAAGGATTCTACGTATCGGTATCTTTTCACTTCTATCCCATGTTTGCTTAGATACACTAAAAGAAAACGACATCTTGTCTAATAGCCCTGAACGGACCATCTTATAAATATCTCTATTGGAATCGGTATCCACCAATTCCGCATGTACTTTTAAGCCAATATTATCAACTTCTAACGACAACGATTTGTTCTTTGTCCTAGCGATAATAAGAAAGTTATCGGTGTGGTTATACTTCATAGGAACATCCTTCATTAAGGTATCCGCTAAAGCAGTTCTATCTATGATTTCTTTAAAGCCTCTGTCTTCATCGCCAATTAATGTTTCCTGTTCAAAAACAACAGCGTAGCCTTCGAGGATCATCTTTCCTTCTGTTTCCTCAAGTTTTACATCTGACATTCTGACTTCTTTATTTTTCATTGGTTCTTACCTCCACTTGATGTCTGTTTTTAGTACTTTGCTTCACGCTAGTCTTTTTTGTAGCTTCGTATCCTAGTTCAGCGTCACAATAAGAAAAGTCATTGATTTTATGTTCCTTACAGAACTCATCAATGACTCTAACTTTTTCATTTTGTTTATCTAGTATGGTTTTAAGTGCGCCTTCAGACACACTGCCGTTAATCTTTACTTTCATCTATTTTAGGTTCCTCCTTCGGTTCCGTTTGGGACGTGTCGCTTTCGCCAACCTGGTACTTGTTAGCTTTACTTGCGTCCACATAGTTAAGAGACTGTAATCTCTTATTGCCACCTTCGACTGGTTCTAGGCCGAGAAGATTTCTCGACTCATTCAGCGACATTATTCCTAGTCCCATCAACTTTTCTATAGCTCCAACCTTGGTATTCCAAGATGCATACTGCAACCGTTCACTAAAAAAGCGAATCTCTTCGCCTCTTTTTAATTCATTATCAGTAAGTAAACAAAGTGAGAAAGCATCGCTTAGTTGAATAGCAATAGGTTCTATTGTTGATTCATAAAACGAGTTGTATTCTTCCTCGGTATACTTAGAAGCAAATATAGCAGAACTCACTCCGTAGTAATCTAGAATTTTAGATTGAACAAAATCTAATGTAGGCTGATCGATCATCTTTGGATCTACACTTAGTGGTTTATATTCACTTTTTAAATCCATAGGAATAACAGATGATTTTTTAGAAACAGCTGTACCTATCGCCTTGTTGAATTCACCTATTTGCTTTTCTTTATCTTCTTTATTAAGTAACCCATTCAATTTCAATATCCCTTTAATTTGAAAGGATGAAAGCATAGCGCTTTCCACTCCCTGCAATAAAGAATCGTTAATTCTTACTGTTTTAAGCAAAGCATCGTGATCTCCTGTAGAACTCGAACCACCAAATATATCATTCTTACCGTAAAACCTTTTAAGATGAATTACATTTTCATAGGGTAGTACGTAATTTGTGCCATCTTCAAAATAGAACTTTAAATAATAGTTATTTCCGCTATCAACAATCGGTTCTACTACAATAGGATTTAGTGGATACAGCGCTTCAATTTTAAGAGTCCTCATATTGTATTTAGGATAGATAAATGCATTATCATTTCTAAGCAATAAGGTTACCGTCTTATAAAGAAACTGATAAGGAGTCATTACTTCATTTGGCTTGTTTCTTAGGATGAATGATAGGTCGCCAGTCTTTTCTGTCTCTACTCCGTTTTGGTCTTGTTTGATATAACGCGCTTTTAGTTTTGCACATTGAGAAGCAACCCGATCAATACATATCATTACCACATCGCTTTTAGTGATATTATCTCCAAAAGGAATAAATGGAAGCTTAATGCTATTCAGCAACTTAAACTCAGTAGTCGCGCCTTGCTTCTTTTTTCTAGTAAATATTCCCATATACTATCACTCCTTTAAATACACATATTGTCGAATTCATTTTTATATCGATTAAGAACTGCATAACAAATAATCAAAGCAACTGCTCCGTCAATACGTTTGAATTTGGT